ACTAATCTCACCTGTATGGGAACCACCAACAACAATTTCAGCTTCTCTCTTTTCCTGACCCGCTGTAACACGAGATGCTGGGTACTTAAGAGAACGATAAAGTTTTCTGGCGAAATAATAAACGTCATTCAATTCGGTAAAACCGGCAGCATTACCACCAACCGTTTCAATAGAAGAACCCCTACCTTCAGCTGAAGTTGGAAGAAAAAAGTTTTCTAAAATTGAAAGCACTTCTGGTTCGTGTGTCAAGGCGCCCGATTGAGGATCGTAGGTCTGTTTCTTGATGAATTTCGTCTTGATTTTTTCTACGAATTTCATAGCTTTATCTTTTGGCATATTACCTGTATCAATTTTGAATACAAATCTTTCAGGCGCCCTGACAATACGATAAATGATAACGGATGTTTCAAGAAGTTTCAATTGATTATAAGGCACTCTTGCCTTCTCAAGGTATCCGTAGATTTCTGCTTTCGTTTTTCCATATACACCATAATGAATAAGACCGATCTGTTCCGGTTCAAAAATAATAATTCTTGGGTCTTTCGCTGCCTCATCCCTATTCAGTGGACGTTTTGTATTCGGAGCAAGATACTGATAGTAATTCATTATATGTCCGTCACGGGGGTCATAAGCATAGTCCATTGTTTCGGAAGGCAATTTTTTGATTGCCATAATACCCCTACCCGGGCGATTCTTATCAATGATCCTTTCATAATAAACCCTACCGTCGATATAGTAGGTTCTCATCATATCATCAATAAGTTTATCAATCTCAATTCGTCTATAAAACAATTCATCAAATTCTTTATAGAGATTCTTGATTGTATTTTTACTTTTCAATAAATCCTTATCGTAAATTTCAAGACGAAAGATTTTATTTTCATCATTTGTCAATGTCGATTCATTTACGGCATCTTCAATTACATCACCGATTTCTGGATAGTCTGCCATCTTACGGTATTCCATAATCTTCATTACTTCAGATTCGAATACTTTATTGATGTAACGATTATAAAACGAATTGAGACTACCATATCCCATCGAACCATAACCGGAGATCATCAAATAATCTTCAACACCTTCACCACGGGTTGCATTCAATTCGGCAACAGTAGGTTCATCGCCCTTACCGACAAATTGTTTCATCGACTCGTCAATTTTATCAACTTTTATTTTTGGAAATAACTTCTTAAACCATATCGACATTTTCAGATTTATCCTCTACCAAATTTTTTTGCTCGTCCTGGCTATCTTTCAAGCGTAAAACATTATTCAGTCTTTGCCTTTCTTCTACAAATTTTTGTAAATCAATTCCAATATTCTTACCAATAACAGATGCGACAACTTCGGTCCATACTGTTTCATTTCTCAATTCTTCTTGGGATTTCTCTACACCCAAAAGACGATTATGTAATTCCTGTATCATCATCAAAGTTCGTTTTGGTGCACAATCACAAACCAAAACTGGTTGGCTTTCACCGCCTACCATTTGTGGTTTCCACCAAGTTTCAATATAATTTGGACATTTTTTTACTCCGAATAAATCGGCCATACCACAAACACTTACTCCTGTTTGGGGGTCTATTGTCTCACAAGTTCCTTTCATATTTATCAATCCTTTTTTATAATAATTCCTACATTTGCTAATGGTCTATATGTTACCGATGGTGACACCGTTGATACTGTATTTGTATGTGTGTGAGCTTCCGTACCGTTTGAATAATTGTTACCACCACTACCAGTTACACCGCCATGCGAATGAGCGGAGCCACCGCCAGTAGAATCGGTGTGAAAAGTCCCACTACTATAATAAAACGGCGTCGCGCCACCACCGGCGCCTCCATAACCGGAACCCCTAATATATGTATGTGTATGCGGTGGCATCTGAGCAACAGTCAAGGCCTCGGCAAAAACAGTGTGTGTGTGGGGGGGCTGAGTATGTCTATGTGTACTCTCATTATCAATTGTTACTGTATGACTATGAGAAGTTTGTGTCCACGAACCCTGTAACGCAGTTCCACCTGCTACATTATAACTACTTGAACCACCCTTGACGGCAAGCAAACCATCGGAACATCCAGATACAATACTCCATCCTGTCGGAGCAATATCCTCATATACCCACAATGTTCTACCCGATGATAAAAAGGCATCTGCAAGAGCAATTGTAACACTTTGTGCCGGTGTAGAAACTTTGGTAATAGAAATACCATCACCAGCGATAAGAGCATCCACACTGGAAAGAGGAACCCAACCAGTTGAGGATGCTATATAAACTGTATCGTTTGTTGTAAGAAAAACAATCCTACCAAGATCAGCGTTTGACCAAGTAGGAAGAGTGGATACCCTTTGATCATAAAGAGTACCCTGAGCGTCAATTCCGTGGAATTTCATTTATTTTTCAGTCTCCATAGAGAAGTTTACACATACACACTCCTTTCTTTATTTATTTATGGAAATCTATACTAAATTTTTTTCTATAGCTTTAACAACCATCTCGGGTGAAATACTTCTACTACACTCATATTTTTTATTTCTTGGGCACCAAGTCCAATTACCACGATCATATGGAAGTTTGATATCATTATAACATCCAGTGCATACACCTTCCGGTGGTGAAATACGGGTGCAATCTTTCATTTCTGCCCACGGTTCACTGAAACCGGAAATAAGAGTTACTGGAACACCAAGACCCCAAGCGAGCCAAGACAAACCGGAACCAACACCAATAAACATCTTGGAATTATATATATTATTTATTGTTTCTTCAATCGGTCTATCAGTCTGGAAGTTTACTCTTTTCAATTCAGACTTTTCCTTACTGACAACCATAACACCATATCCTTTATCACGAAGATAGTTGACTACTGTTTGCCAACCATTTGGATAATGCCATCTCTTACACAACAATGTAGAATGTTCGGAGATAGTTACATAAGGAACCTTTGTATCTCTCTTTTCACCAACAATTCTTGGCCTTATTTCTTCGTAATCCAAACCAAGATAATCTGTGGCTACCTGCTGAAGAGGAACCAATCTCCAATTATTTTTATTGGAATTATAATCGTTATCCCTGCAACCCACTGTATAAAAAATATCACATTGCTTGAGGATAGGATCGACAAATTTCATATTTGGATATGATCTCTTGAATATGTTATTCCAATAGGTAGAAACATAAAGATTTTTACATCCGTGAACCTCTTGAAATTTTTCTGCATACGGGAACCACGCTACAGTATCACCCAATGCCTTACTATCAAGATAAACCATTACGGAAGAATTTACCAGATCAATATCCTTCATCATATATGGTTTTTCATTTCGGTCAACCTCAACCTTCCAATTTACATAATACCTGGCATATGGTTTTGTCCAAGTATTTGCCCTCAAGCTTGAACTATGAACTGTTACACCCGTATCCTTATCTATAAATTTTACCTTATACTCATTACTACTCGGACCTGTAATGTCTACCTTAACACCATCATTAAAAGTAATACGAACATTATCTTCTTCTTCAAGCCAACCCATATCATCAAAAGAGTTCCATCTGGCACATTTTATCCTACCATCCTTGAACTTGAAATTGGTTTGTGTATAATCCTCGCCTTCCGACTTATCACGAACAACAAATGACCACTTTCTTGTTTTCGTATTGACAATTAGCTCAACAGCTTTTCCATCATCGGTTTCAGACAGGAATTTTCTTTCATCCGGTTCTTTCTTTCCCTGATCGAAAAGATTTCTATCCCGAATGACCTTATACTTGAGGTCGTCTTTTGTAAAAAGTGTCCATTCATTCTTTTTCAGTTTCGTTCTCAAAAATGAATGTAACCAATTCTCATAAATCAAATCCAATCTTATTTTATTTGTATTAGCAGATACCTCTCCAAATTTCTTATAATCTTCCCAAGAAGATATTTGCTCAAATGTATAATTCGACCATTCAATATCAAATGAAAATAGATTAGCTATAACACCATAGGTGGGTTCCGTTGGTGAATGTGGGTTCGTGTTCTGTTCTTCATCATACACAAAACCAATAAACTTTCTACCGTTTTTATTACTCTCTATTATTTCCAAATAAAGATCGAGATCGGCATCAATATCAAATTCAATAAAATGTGCCCATTGATACGGTGTTGACTTCAAGTATTTCATAGCATTATACATTGATGAATAACAAGCTGCACCGTGATACGGTGTCTCATAATGAGAAATAACTTTTATTTCGTCAGTCTGGAACCAGTAATTGAGGTTCCACCCCGTTGACATAATGTTATTATTATCATAAATGTAATGATCAACCATTTCCTGCACTTCTATCGCAACAGGATAATGGGATACAAGAAGAACGGGATATCCTCTGGTCTTGATCTTCTCAATCATTTCTATAGTAAGGTTTATTTTCTCTGGAATATTTGGATATGTATCAATAATAAAAATATCCTTATACTGTTTCTTCACAGCCTCGGCATAAATACATTTCTGATCGTGTGACCAATGGTTCTTTATTGTAATATCCTTGAACCCGGCATCAGACAAGTGTTTTCTCAAGCTTTCTTTTGTAAATCCATATCGGTGTTCTTCACCCTCATTGGTTTGTAAACCAAAAATAGTATCAATAGGAAACTCCCATTTATCCTTTTCCGGTTTGTCCAACCAATTCTTTACTACCCATTCAAGGTCTGGAACATCAAGAACAAGTTTACCGCCCCATTTGAGGGTTCGATAACATTCATTGACAACCTTCATTACTTCGTGTCTTGAAAAATGTTCCAACATATGAGAAGAATATATTTCTGTAAACTGTTCATTATCATAAGGAAACTTTCTAGCATCAAAATTTATATCTGCATTTGGATTGAATTTATCAACATTGATATATCCTTCCTTCTTGAAATCACCACACCCCAAATTGAGTTTATCTGTTGGTGTAGCCTTTTTGGGTAAATCAATCTTTACGGACTTGGTAGATGCTTGTTTATTACCAAACTCCTCAATCAATTTCACAGCAACTTCTACCGGTTTATCCCAAGAAAATTCTTCACGAATAATATTTGAGGACACCAATGCCCTTTCCTTACACTCTTTACTGTTCTCATAAACATATCTCATTACTTCCTGTAGATGTTCATAGTCTGGTTCTGACCAAACACCCGGCACATCATTCTGCATAAACACGTTTACCGGTTTCTTGAAATCTTTTATCTTTACAAGGTGAGAATGTCCCTGAGCAAACTCCAGCTGTGCACCCCAATCGGATGAAATCGTTGGTATACCAACGGCCAATCCCTGTATCAATGGAAGGTTCCAACCTTCAGCTCTGGCACAAGTAACCAGACAATCACAACCACGAAGATAAGAAAGATATAGATCATCATCCTCTGGTAATCCAGTAACGATCTTTACTCTTGGATCACGAAGTTTATACCCGTTCAATCTCTCATCGGTTGTTTTATAATTATCAACAGGAAACGGATTTTCCACCTGACAAATAATCTCTACGGGCTCACTTGGCTTAAATTCGTTAAGAAATGCACGAAGAATTTCTGTTGTAGATTTTCTATTATCCCATCTTCCACAAAGAAGAAACTTGAATTTCCCATCATTGAATATAGGAAGCTTCTTGAGGATAGGTCCGGGCTTATAATAATCTCCATTGACACCTTCACGGACAACCTTCACACGATCAGCTGGATAACCTTGATCAATAGAACACAATCTCTGCCATTGAGTAGGAACCCACAGCTGGTCAAACTCTAGTAACTTCTGAAAAAACTGGTCAGGTTGTCTTGTGCTCTCCCATACGTTATAGGCAATCTTTGGTCCGTCATATTTTTCATAAAAATAAAAATGATTGGTTTCCAACAAAATAATGTTAATTATCTTATGGTAAAAATCTCTATTGAATGGGACACCTACCTGAAATGGTTTATCTTTCCAAGTCTGATGTATAATCATATTTTTTTGTGTTTGTGTAAGATGAGATAGGTCTGGTGTATAAGCAAAATTTCTTATTCTTGTCGTTATAAAACTATTCAGTCTCGTAAAAAATTCTCTGGAATGGGCCGCGTATCCTGTATGAGGAACAAAACTACAATGACCAAGAACCAAATCAAAAGGAAACGGTTTCTCAAGCTTCACATCAGGAACATCTTTCATCTTCTCACCTTTTATACCATAAAATAAAATCCCCTTTTCTGGGTCATCTTCAATAATCACATTTTTCATATCGGAAAATATTTCTTTGAAATTTTCTTTTGTAAATCGCCAGTAATCACCTGGCCAACAATGAACAGGAAATCCTGGCGCCCTTGTCGTTATAATCAATTTACCGTCCTTCTTGAGAACGTCTTTCATATTCTCGATTGCTTTTTTCCAATCGAATATATGTTCTATGACCTCCATACATATAACAATATCGAAACGTTCTTTACCATATCTTTTGATAATATCGTGAACATCACATATTTCATCGACACCTTTACCGGGCGAGATATCAATACCAAGATACGATTGAGGATTATGTCTCTGAACGTATAAACGGGGCGAACCATTTACATCAAGGGAACCGATTTCAAGAATAGACTTACCGGATATTTCCTCCGGTTTAAGATATCTTTCTATAAAAGACAAACAGCTTGAATTGCACATACACTATAATAATAACCCCACCAATAAACCAAGACCAACGAATGCAGTACCTTTCATAATTTCATTTAATATATTAGGCTTGGCCTGTTTTATCTGCTTTTCATATGCTTCACCCTGTGTTTTTAATAAATCCACATATGTTTCCGTGGTTTTCTTGAGGGTTTGTATTTGCTGTTCTTGAATAACATTCATTTCTTTGTATAAAGCAATCTGTCTTTCCAACTCGTCATTCTTTTGCCTCAATAACTCAACTTCCTGTTGTATCAATCTGCATTTCTCGATCTCTACAACTATTTGTCCGGTTGTATCCGGTGTAAAACAAATTTCTTCATCGACAGCAAAAACAGGGCTAGCGAATAGGGGGATAACCAAGATCGCGAAGACGATCTTTTGTTTCCAATGATGTAACTGGTTTCTGAACATTTATTACCTGACCTTCTAAATCTTTTATTTTTTTATTGAGCGTGACAACCTGAGCTTCAGATTTTTTCAGTTTGGAATTTGCAACATAAATTTCTTTATCTTTCGCTTCCAATTCCTGTTTATATTGTTCCTCTATAGCAGCGACCTGATCTGTAATAAGTCCAGCAATAATTCCTTTCGGAAAATATTTATTATACCCGATTACAGAGCTTCCTGCTATAATAAGAAAAATAACAAAAATGATTATCCACTTACCATACTTTTTCAATGTCTCCATACAATCTCCTTACCTACATTCTCTTTCTATATTTATGTGGCATTTGGGACATAGACACATCCAATTCTTTTTTTCCATAATGGTATAGTTTTTTGGTATAGATGTGCAGTGCATATCAAATCTTCTTTTCTTTCTATTCTTATAATATTCTTCATTGGATATATTACAATTTTCGCAATTGGTAGAACCAAACTTCTTATATACTATATTATGATGGTATACATATCTATCAGTTATTCCACCTTTCCAATTTGGATTATTTTCTCCGGTTACATTATAATGTCTCTCACTCATTTTTTTTCTACTTTCTTCTGTATGTCTATTTCCAAAATTGGTGCCGGGATGTGTTTTATAATATTCCAATTTATTATTTTTTATTTTTTCAATTACTTCTTCTGGATGGCCTTGTTTTATTCCACACCACGATGAGTGACCACCAATCGCTCTACAATTCTCAAACTCTTTTCCACATTTTTTACATTTATACATTACCAAAATCTCATTCGATCTGTACCATTTCTATATATTTTACCATACTTGTATACTTGAAGGGAATATGAGTAATTTACCTCACAGAAATCGAGCTTATTGCCACTTTTCAATGTGATGGTTTTTCTCCTACATTGGTCTTTCATAGCTTGCCAATCAGTTTCACCCGCACGATTATACTCTGATTTCAAATTTCCCCATCCACCATTATATGCTTGGTATGTCATCCAAAGAGGCTTATCTTCCGCCCAATTTTGTTTATGAAGTTTTGCCATATAGAAAGCTTGCATACGAATTGCGTGTTCTGGATTATAAGGATCAAGATCAGGGGCCCCCATTTGCTTTTTGATATCCTTCGCCGTGACCGGCATAAATTGTGCAATACCCATTCCGGCATCAAATGCTGTAACGTTTGCACGGCAGGCGCTTTCCTGTTTCAATTGACCAACACCATACCACCACGGAGAATTATAACCAAAATACTGAATATGGGCCGCCCTTACGTCAGGAATAAAATCTGTGCACCTATCAAGAGCTTGAACTTGGAGGGGTAACAACAGTATTTGTAGACTGATCGACAGTAACAGTATTATCTTTACCACTTACCAACACCTCCGCAATTTTCTTGGTCTGCCATATACCGAATGATGCAACAAAGAACCAAGAAAGAAAAGATGACATAGACAAAACACCACCCCTTACATTTGGATCGAATACTGCCCAGACCGCAAGAATAAGATATGTCAACGTAATAACAAAATTTATCATACCACCACGAATTGATTTATTCTCTTTATCAAGAAAATAATCTACCATCGTAACCTATCCTCCTTGGCCCGTTTCATAACACACTTATGACATAATAAATGCTCGGCATCTATCAACGTCCATTCACTACTATTCCAATTCATTTTCTTACCACAATCTTCACATACACATTCACCTTGAAACGGTTTTCTTATAGCCTCAAATAGAAACTGAATGAATTTCATTTAACCCGCCCTTTGTTCAGAAATTCGTTTATATTACCTGTATAGGTAATAATGTAAATACCTGAAATCATTAGACTAACCCCCACGGGCCCAGCCCCAAATCACTACAGCATACCACATTACAATCATTACCTTCTGCATCAAGTCATTTTCTTTACTGAAATCAATATATGACCACAAAATCTTACGAGTAACATGTGCATGCACAATACCAGCAGAAATAAACATTAATTTAGCAAGACAGAGAGCAACCAATCCGCTCTCAGGGGTTGGTAAGAAAATAGTAGAAGCAACGATGCCAAACAATACCAAAATATCGACATATACCCTTTTCAAATTAAACCAAAAACCAGAAAAAAACTTTATCATAACTCACCTCACTGTGGCAATAATTCTTGCCTAATATACATTATAGAATAATTCTTCCTTGACTGTGTAGTTGCATCTATGTAAATATGCGTAATACCGCCCCTCATTGGAAAAGAAATTTGTGAAAGATCGTAATAATCTGTAAAAGTTTTCTGTTGAGCAGCACCGCTTATTGTCTCTGTCATAATCAACATATCGTTACCAGAAGACCAGCCCGGTCGTGCAACTATTTCTTCCACTACCTTCTGAAAATCTGCAGATTCAATCAAAGAAACGTCACCGGTAAAATCCCACGCAGGAACATTCAACCACGATGCAGAAGCGGATGTTTTTGTAAGAGTAGAAAGCTCCGTATAATTTGTCGGTGAAATAGCATCATCAATATCGTTTCCTGTGATGGAAACAACAGGAACGGATGGATTCGCAGCTTCCGAGTCTCTACCAATAAAAAATAACTTGGCTTCTTTTATTCTAGAACCCTGTGCAATATTTACACCAGTAAAACGAAGAAATAATGAATAATATTGACCCAAAGCTGCTGAATTTTCTCCAAGATACATTCCATTTGATCCGGTGGCAGAAAATCCACCCTGATTGGTATAATACCCGTCATTTACATCTGCCTGAATTTGTCCTACAAAAATACTTGGATGTGTAAATGTAATTATAAGAGTTGAAAGTCTATAAGGTGAACCAAATGCACGATCAAAAGAATGAACGTATCTATACGCGTTTGTTGATCCAGAACTATTGGTTATCACCAACATCAAATTATTATCTCTTTTCCAACCAGGCCTATCTACGACCTCTTGAATAACGTTTGATATATCTGGTGAAGAATAATTAGTTCCATTTGTACTCCACGCATTTGAGTCTGTCCAATTTACATATTCGTCTGTTAATGATAAAGATAATATTCCAGCAGATGTTGTTGGCGATACAGCATTATCAATATCGTTCGCATGAATATTAACACTTATTGTTCCTGAACCACCACTATCACCACCACAAAGAATCAATATTGCTGAAGTAATTGTAGAACCTGGAGGAATTTGCAAATGATTGAAATTAAAACAAGCTGTTGCAGAAATATCTGCCTTTCTACCTATCAAAATTTGCGCTGGAAGAGGAAGAAAAGGCGGAATTGGAATTGATGCGCCGGTATAAAATATATTATTATATTCGTATACATCATCGGCTAACTTTCTTATTGTGTATATCAATTGACTTGAAGCTGGCATAATTATCCTTATGGTAATCTGAAAGTCAAAGCTACTGACAAGCCTTGAGCCGGTGTAGTATGTACTGTGTCAACATCAATAAACAATAAATCTCCTGTTATAATATCATCATAGGATGTATCAATTACACCATTTCTCGCATAAAATTCAGCACCAATTTTCACCTTCGTACTCAACATATCTACAGCCCATCCCTCCCTGAGCCTTCTTACTTGAATATCCATTGTTCCAATAGAACCCGACGTTGCAACGGTTCCCATTACATCTACTAACTCATATCCGTCCAATTGGAAAGGCACAGCAAATCCATCAATACCATCACCCACTGAACACTCTACAGAAGAAGCAAAAACCGTTATAGAAGTAGCCACATCGGTTCCAAACAATCCAGATGTACCAGATGTACCACTTGTACCGGATGTGCCACCCGTAACCACAGCATAACCAGCAGTTGATATAGCAAATTCAACTATTAAACTACCATTATCAATATATTGTACGTTAAGGGGTTCTATCTGATAATCGTCTTCACCAATAATTTGTATCCCAACATATTTTTCTCCGAGATTATGTGTAACAGCCCAAGAAGTTGCTGAAACTGTCTGTATATGAACATAATATCCGGCACCAGATGTTCCTCCACCGCCCCCACCCTCAATCCAATCGGAATTGCCACCAATATACATCTTACCAAGGTCAAGTACATATACTATTCGACCAACATCGGTTTCCTCCCACGCGGATAAAGTCGAAAGTCTTTCTATATGAAGTGGGCCTTGAAAATCTTTTCCGTATGTTTTTGTTGACATTTATTTTTTCCTCTATGATTTATTACACACCACAAAGACCGTGATTATCCTGAACCATAACATATGTTTGTGCCTTCGATTCCTGTGACGACGGCGTACTACTATCTGTAACTTTTATATAAATAGAAATCATGCCGAGATCACTACAAGTAAGTTCAATATATGCAGCCTTAGGGTCTGTATTCGGTTGCGTATATGAAAAATCGTCTCTACCCAATGAATAATATAGTGTACCAACTCCACCATGTATAGACATAATCAAATCATATGCGGTAACTCTCGCCTTTGGCGTTACACCATGAGTTTGAACGCTAATATATGGTCCCGGAACAGCAAAAACATGAAGAACATCGTCACCAAATGGATCAAGTGTTTTTATCAAACTACTTGAACCACCAACAGTAGAAAACGTACTTCCATTCGCCACATAAAGACCACTATCAACAGTATTATACACAATCTCTCCGATAGCACCAGAAACGGGTGTCGAAGAAACGGATTTTACTTGTATACTACCTATAAACTCTTTACCATGTGATTTCATTTATAAATCCTTGTTTATAATTTTGTAGCAATAATTCCAACGGCAGTATAAGGCCTCCAAACATCAGACGGAGAGCCCGAGGCTGTTGTTCCAGAAGCGGCAGAAACTGAAGTTGTTGTTGCTACGGGCGCAGTCGTTGCATATGCTGAGTTACCACCGTTATTTGGTTGTAATCTGCCGTCCCAACCACCACCTGATGTCCCGCCATATCCAGAAATGGGTATCGTAACATCGTGCGTATGTGCAATAGAAGAAAATGTATGCGTATGTGTAGGTTGAGACCATGTACCAGCCAAATTTCCCCCCGCAATATTATAATGTGATACACCACCCTTTACACCAATCAAAGCATCAGATACCGTAGTATCAATAACCCATCCGGCCGGGGCACTATTCATATAAAAATACATTTTAACACCAGACCCGAAGCCGGCCCCACCAATCATGCTCCAACCTGTATTGTTCGAATAATAAAGATCACCGGTTGTAGTAAGAAGAAGTATCCTACCTATATCAACACTTGTCCAAGACGGTAAAACAGTAACCTTCTGCACCCAAAGCTGACCTTTATTATTCTGTCCATAATTATCCATATGTTATCTCTCCAAAATTCATCATCATTAATATTTATGTAATCACTCTTCCGACTTTAGGCGGAAGCTTCCAGAGGCAATCCACAAGGTCTTCAGACCAAGACCCAAAATATTAAAGAACGTTAGGGATTATTTTAAAGATACACTTTATATCCGTCACCCGAAAAAAACATCTGTACATCAAATATTTATATAATATCAACTACACCTCTTTCTTCACCACAAAACATCTGCATCAAAGTATACTGTTATTTATTTCATCTTCGCCCATGTAATATTTGATAATTCAAATATATCTCTTATTAGTATCTCCAATCACCAAACAATAATTAATCTATGGAGAAACTTCCTTGCGTGATATATAACTATAATAATTATATCCTTTCTTAATTTTTTATATATTCCTAATATTAGGAATATAATCCAGAGTTATATCCAGATGGTGCAACATAAGATAATGCTGTAGCACCAAACTTAGCAGTCCAAATAGATGATGGTTGATGAATAACTATAAATGCATAAATATTTCCAGTTAATCCTGAATATGCTTCTCCTGTTCCAGCTACTGGATCACCACTATTCATCCATGTACCATTCTTTGAGAACCAAACCTTTCCAGTATCCATATTAAGAGCAACACCAATTATATCACCTTCTGCAAATGGTGTTCCATAATCTTCATTAACACCACCGTGACATTTATCTCCATCTGTTGCATAAATTCCCCAACCATTTGCATCACTACCAACATAATTATTCATATTGGCAGATAAATTCCCTATTCCTACTACTGGCCAATTACTACCAGCATTCTCAGTATATGCATATTCCCAATACCATTTACCAGAACTCTTTCCTATTGTTGATCTAATTCCACTATTAGTATATGCACCAGTACTTCCTGATTTTGTAGCTACAGTATTATTGCTTGAAAGTGTTATTTCACTTCCTTTGTCATTAGGATTCCATACTCCATATACTACACCATCATAAGTTATACCACCAATCTTCTTAATAGAGGATTTTGTTATTCCCATAAACTTAGATAAATTTGCAGTACTTATTCCCATTATTTTTGATAGTGCCATACCAGTGTTCCTTTATATTTTATTTGATACCTTCCTACTTGTTTTCAATATTTTATATCTATTCTCCTACTACAAAATCATTTATTATTTTGTTCCATTTAGATCCAGGCGCTACCATCTGAAACTTTAACTATCTTATCCTCCTTCCACTCCGAGTTATCATATACATAAATATCAACTACTTCTAACCATTGGGATAAAGATGCTTTATATATATATTATCTATTAGTTGGTAATTCATAAACATCAGTGGTTAGTTTATGTAGTGTTGCAAAACTGTGGTTTCCAACAACTAATACTGGAGAAGATTTATCAATTGTTGTATTATCTCCTAGTTGCCCTACCGCGTTATATCCCCAAGTCCACATAGAACCACCTGATTTAATTATAGTATTGTATTGTGTTCCTGATATTTTTTATTTCCTTATTACTTCTTTAGTGACTTCTTTTGGATCGGGTAAATAATTATTCCAATTTATGTTATCAACTTCTGCACTTGTAGAATAACATTGTGTAGGTCTACTTTCAACATCATCAATTACTAATTTTTTATATAATGCTGCAGATTTATAATAAATATTTCCACATCTCCACGGTAACACATAATCTGGATGTTTACAAGAGGGAATTAATATAATTTTATTATCAAAGGCTCCAGCTAAGTGAATAGGAAATGAATCATTTGAAATTAATGTTCCTGCCATTGATAATAATGCTGCTAAACTTCCCATATCAAGAAGATTACGAAGATCGTAAACTCCATCTGAACATTTAACATCTACTGTCCCTCTTGCACCTATTTCATAACTTGGGGCATCTCCTACATCATCCTTACCAATTACACAAACTGTTTTTTCATTTTCGAGTAAATTGTCAATTACCTCTTGCCACCAAGCAACGGGAAAAGTTTTACTATTCCAATGTTTACCTGGATGTACCACAACCCATTCTGATATGTCTTGTTTTCCAATTATATCATAAAGGTTTTCAATATCCTGTGGTAAAACTTTAAATTTTATTTGCCTATCTTCTAATGGTAACTGTCTTTTCATTAATGAAATAGATGAATAGTCTATTGTATGACAAAGTAAATGAGAAACCATAGCCCACATTATAGTGTCTGGTCCGGGTAATGTTTGACATATAAAATATGGAGTATCATTTTTAAGTTCAGCATTTCCTTGTTCACATACAACAACATTATTATCAAAATGAGAAAATATTCTTGGCCAATGTGTTGCAATAATAAATTCATCGTTTGGATATAATTTTTCTCGCATAAATCTAACAGCAGGTTCCGATGCTATTTGATCTCCATATCCACCAGTAACACTAACATAAATATGTTTTCTATAATTATAATCACCTTTGTCTTTTTCCCACTTTTTGATATCCAAAGGAATTAATTGCAATACTAATTCAACTTGAGGAACACCAGCATAATGAATAATATATGAAGCATGTCTATCTTCTCCAGTAAATCTATCCATACAAGTCATTCGATTAAACTTATGCTCCAACTCAAACATAGTGACTTTTTCTTTAGCAATTAGCATATTTAAATAACTTTGTTCATAAAAGTTAAACACTTCATAAATTGGTTTTTTAAATAATTGTTTATGTTGACGAGATATTATCATTACACCAGTGTTGAAATATCTTCCATCCCATTTAGGAAGTTTCATTCCGTATTGTTTACAAACATCAATCAATAGTTCTTGACTACGATCAGTAAATGGAGCTTCGTTAAACATTCCCAAAAATCTTGGAGGAACAATGTCAAATAAATTAGGGCAATCGGCCCTAATAATAATATCTGTATCTAAATAAATAATTCTTTCATATTTATTTAAAAGTGTAAATATTTGAAATTTTTCCCAATGTGGTGTAGTCTGAGAAATAGATTGTTCATTAATACTTAAAAAGTCAGCACCAATTCTCTCTGCATACGCTTTTAAAGAGGGATGTGTTATTTTTGCCATTTTTTGATACGCATCCCCAATTGCAATAGTAAGAACTAAATTCATAAATTTTCCTTTCTATATTAGAACTAGATTCTCATGTTCATTATCCCAAGCTTTTAAACTTGTAATACTAATGCCTCTGCTTTGTTTGCCATATTTTTCATTTTATATCCAACCACCGTTGTCTAAAATTTTAATTACTTTATCTGGTTCCCATACTCCATCTTTTAAAACATATATATCTACAACTTCATACCAAGTTTCAGAAGCTCCACGAACGTATTGTCTATTTACTGGTAGTTCATATTCAGAAATATCAGTGATTAGTTTATGTAGTGTTGCAAAACTATGATTACCGACAACTAATACTGGAGAAGATTTAGCATCTATTGTATTATCTCCTAGTTCGCCTTCATAGTTGTATCCCCAAGCCCATACAGAACCATCAGCTTTTCTAGCAATAGTATGATATGCCCCAGCTGATATCTCTACAAAACTATGATTACCGACAACTAATACTGGAGAAGATTTAGCATCTATTGTATTATCTCCTAGTTGCCCACCAGAATTATATCCCCAAGTCCACACAGAACCATCAGCTTTTCTAGCAATAGTATGATTTCCTCCAGATGATACTTCTACGAAACTATGATTACCAACAACTAATACTGGAGAAGATTTATGATCTAATGTGTTATCTCCTAGTTGCCCATAATAGTTATATCCCCAAGCCCATACAGAACCATCAGCTTTTCTAGCAATAGTATTATATTGGCTAGCTACTATTTCTACAAAACTATGATTACCAACAACTAATATTGGAGAAGATTTATCAGTTTGTGTATTATCTCCTAGTTGCCCTAATACGTTATATCCCCAAGCCCATACAGAATCATCAGCTTTTCTAGCAACAGTATGATACACCCCAGATTCTATTTCTACAAAACTATGATTACCGACAACTAATACTGGAGAAGATTTAGCAGTTTTTGTATTATCTCCTAGTTGCCCATAACCGTTATATCCCCAAGTCCATACAGAACCATCAGCTTTTCTAGTAATAGTATGATATTGCCCAGATAATACTTCTACAAAACTATGATTACCGACAACTAATACTGGAGAAGATTTATTATCTATTGTATTATCTCCTAGTTGCCCATCACTGTTATATCCCCAAGTCCATGTAGAACCATCAGCTTTTCTAGCAGTAGTATGATATCCTCCAGCTGATACTTCTACAAAACTATGATTACCTACAACTAATATTGGAGAAGATTTAGCATCTAATGTGTTATCTCCTAGTTGTCCATAAGAATTATCTCCCCAAGTCCACATAGAACCATCAGACTTTAATGAGCAAGATATATTAGCTAATGACATTTCTTGTTACTCCCCTAAAATATATTTCGAAACATATACAACAGCCGCCAACTTTTTTTAGAAATGTAATATTTTCAATCTCCATTGGCGCGCCCCCTACTTAGATATTTTTCCGCACGCAATTTCACAAATCAGCAGAGAATGTAATATAACCGTAAGCGTCTCCAATTCTAAGAACAGCTCCTCTTCCGGTAGTAAGACCACTGGCAACCTCTACATACAATGAAATGATATTGCCAGTCGCCGTTCCACCCATAACAGGTGCAGCGGATGCTGTTATATTTGCACCTCCAGCTTCACGGACTCTCCAAGCTGAAGCGGCAGACCCACCAACGGTTGGCACCACCCTCATTTCAACAGGTAGGAACATTAGAAAATTTGCAGAAGAGGCTGATTCTGAATATCCTACTGCAACAGTAAGGTTTGTTGCGCTTGCCGTTGCTTGATAATAATATCTCTGGCACAAAGCAAGTTCCTGTTGATATGGTCTGTATTCAAATGAAGTTGCAACACTACCAAGCTCAAACTGAACTCCAGTGAGATAGAAGTTGTTATCTGTGCTATCGAGGCAGTTGACTTGGTTAGATGTAGAAAGCTCTTGAGTAGATACCCAAGTATCTGCTGTTGTTTGCCAATCAGACCCTGCCGCCAATATCCACGCTATTTGAAGTCCTCGTCCATTAGTGTAAAGCCAAGTCCCTGCAGAATCACTGAATGTAACTGTGATTGTTTTTTTCTCCCAAGTGTTAACCGCATCGACAGTATACTCAACAATATAAGATTTGTCTCCATTTGAATTACGAAATGATACACAATGTATACCAGATTTTGGAGACTTTACCCAGAATGACAGAATAGCAGTTTGACCCATAAATCTCGCAAAGTCGTATCCCTCAATGCGGTAGACTATCAGAGAATACTGACCTGCAGCTATTGATGAATCTGCAGTAGTAATATCCCACTTTATTGAGTATTTAAATCCCTCATCTGAAGGAACATCTGTATCTTGAGACAGAGTTTGTACTGCGTCGCTGCTATATCCTATAGCAAAGCGATCAACAATAAATGCATCATTAGCTGCCGCAGCAAAACTTGTTCCCCTCTGAGCTATTCGCATATCACCGTTGATTATGACATTCCTTCCAGAAATGAAAGAATAACTATTCAAATAACCAGGTGTATCACCTTGAGAAAATGATACTTTATCATTTAATGCAACTAATGGTTTCTTTATTGAACTACCCATTTGTTAATCTCCCTTTATATTTCTGCTGCCGCAGTTATCGTAGCTTGTACATGACCACCAATAGCACCACTTCCGTATCCAACAGAAATATAAAAATGGTCAGTATCTACAGTTGTTGCTGTCCATGTGGTCGGAGTAACANAAGATCCATTGGCAAGAAAACACATATTAGTTGATGCAGGTAAAGTAACTTGTGGATTAGCCCTCATTGATACAGGTAAACCATATGGAATATACATTAATGTTCCCGGTCCTGAAGAAATATAGAAAGGTCCTACTGTATGTGTCTGGTAATATCTTTGACATAATATAAGTTCATGTTGAAAATGTCTAAATTCAAATTCAGTAGCAGATGAACCCAATTCAAGCTGTAACCCTGCAAGATAGAAATTATTATCTGTGCTATCCATAATGTTCGCTTGGCCATTTGTCACACCATATACACCGGTTGTTCCCCAGGTTGATTCCGTTCCATTAGCATAATCACTCCCAGCCATGAGAGTAAATCTGATTTTGAAAGCATGATTTGTATCCCATGCCCATGTCCCACCACCAGCAACATCAAGTGTAAATGTCTTGGTTTTCTTTTCCCATGTATTTGCACTATTTACGGTGTATGTAAATGGATATACCCTGTCACTACCATTACTTACAATAGATACAGAGTGTGCACCTGTCTTTGGTGACTTAACCCAGAATGATAATGTGCATACCTGATCAACCAGATGTCTGGCATTAAAACCTTCTACTTTTGTCTGTAGAGAAATAACATCATTTGAAGCAACACTTGCATCAGCGGTTGTAACATCACACTTGATACTATAACTAAATTTAAATCCTGCCTGAGCAACTGTCGGAACATCTGTGTCTCTTGTTATAGTCATTGCTGCGGCAGTTGTTCCTTTGATGTGATACCACATATCAGCAAAATATGTTCCATCTGCTATGGCTGAGAAAGTAGTCCCTCTCTGCCAGATGTCCATAGCCCCATTAATGAGAACATTTTTATAAGCATCCGCACCTTGTATTCCTGATGTTCCAGAAGAACCGCTTGTGCCATCAGCACCATCTTCACCGCTTGTTCCAGAAGAACCGCTAGTTCCAGAAGAACCACTCGTTCCAGAAGAACCGCTTAGTATAGTTACACCTGTTTTAATATAAATTGTCCCCTCATCGTAGCCTGCTGGTGATGGGGGATCAGATGCACCATAAAGGATATTAGCCGCACCATCTTCACCACTGGTTCCAGAAGAACCGCTTGTGCCGGAAGAACCACTCGTACCATCAGCACCATCTTCACCACTCGTTCCAGAAGAACCGCTTGAACCACTCGTTCCAGAAGAACCGCTTGAACCACTCGTTCCAGAAGAACCGCTTGAACCATCAGCACCATCTTCACCACTGGTTCCAGAAGAACCGCTTGAACCACTCGTTCCAGAAGAACCGCTTGTTCCAGAAGAACCGCTTGTACCATCAGCACCATCTTCACCACTCGTTCCAGAAGAACCGCTTGTACCACTCGTTCCAGAAGAACCGCTTGAACCACTCGTTCCAGAAGAACCGCTTGTNCCANCNGCACCTATNNACACCTGACGTTCCAGAAGAACCGCTTGTACCAGCTGCACCTGTAGCACCACTCGTTCCAGAAGAACCGCTTGAACCACTCGTTCCAGAAGAACCGCTTGAACCATCAGCACCATCAACACCTGACGTTCCAGAAGAACCGCTTGTGCCATCAGTACCCGACGTTCCAGAAGAACCGCTTGTGCCATCAGCACCATCTTCACCACTCGTTCCAGAAGAACCGCTTGAACCACTCGTTCCAGAAGAACCGCTTGAACCA